CAGTAGACTGACTACCGTTAGCAGTAGAAACCCCGTTACTTCTAACATCACCCCAATATCCACCCAAGCCTCCACCTCCACTCGCCAGCCATATGTTCTCATCGTAGTGTGCAGAAAGACCGCTACGCGAATCAGGAACATAATTGAGAAAGCAGCTAATAGGTAAACCACGAGTGGTTCCCCCGTTGCTAAGTATAGGAGTGCTAAAACCAAACCAGCTCTTGCTAGCGTACTCGTAAAGTCGCTGTGCAAGATCGTAGTCAGTATACTCTTGATACGTTGCACCATAGACTGAGGCTCTTGCGAATGCTTCTTGTGCATGGGTTTCATCCTGCCATAAGTATCTATCCTTCAGTGTCTCTACTGAGAAATTATTAAGATCATCTTCCCTATCGTAGTCAATAATTATTCCTAAGTAGTCCTGCTTACCTACCTTACTTAACACTAGGGTTCTCCAACATGTATTTAATCAATCTCTCTTCATACCAACGTGCTTTACGCAAGTCTTCTATAGGTTTATCTTTATATCTAAATCGCCACATGTACTTTAGAGCGTTACCTCTAAGGTAGCCTATGTACTCATCACTGGACAGCATAGCCTCTATAGCTTCTATAGCCTCTATAGAGCCTGTGTTATAATGTGCTGGCTTGTTTACTGGGTCATAAGTTTTCTTCATAGCTTTTTCAGCAAACACTGGGTGTTCGTTTACAGCATCATCTTCCTGTATCCTCCCTTTGGCGTACCGTAGGCTGTTCCATTCCTCCGGTGTAGCATCGTCAATCGTCTTCATCGTCTGCACTCCAATCTTCAAGTTCTTGTTCTGCTAGCCCTTCTTCAAAGAGACAAAGCCTGTTAATAAATTTGTCCTCAAACCTGTCTACTATCTCTTCAGCGGTTATATCTAGAAGACTAAGTATATCATCTATATCGTACCTAGTCAACACCCGTTCCTTAATTTCATCCATCGTTAATGACATCTGCATACTCATCTACTGTATAAAAGTCAAAGCCTTCTTTAACACACCACTGTCCCATGGTGATCTTAGAACCCTTCCTGACTTTCTTATTAGGGTCAGAGAGTACAAATATCAGACTGATAGGTGCTATGCTATCGCGTATAGATGTGTACTTCTGTGTGTCTCCTGCTCTAAAGAAACCTTTAGTTTCTATGTAATCTCCGGTCTTCTTGTCTACAAAGTCTGGCTTGTACTTCCTGTGCATAACGTATGGTATGTCGTAGGGTTCGTACAGGAACCTGCCCTTAGGCATTAACTCAGCAAACTTCTTCTCTAGTCCAGACCTATAGATGTTCTTAGAAAATCTCTTGGACTTTAGGCTCATTTACCACCTCCGTTAAATACCTTGGGCCACCGTAATAAAGAAAAGTACGCAGTTCTGGAAAGCATGAACGCTTGAACTGACAGTAGGAACAACCTACGTTTAACTTCATATTTCCACTTTTGCCATCCGCTACCCTTTCGTTGCAGAAATCTGGCGCTTCCTCCAACTCCACCAGCTTTTTTACATGGCGTATCCGTTCCGCTATGTCACCACTGATAGCAGAGTACACTGGTGCTTCTGTGTCCTCTAGGTCATACTGTAGCCACGCTATGTGACCGTTCTGCTTGTCCATAGCAAGCCAACCTACCTTAGTCTCTCCCTCAGAGTACGCATAGGCCTTGATCTGGTCTACATACCCAAAGGGATCATCATAGGCTAGTGTAGCGTCCTTAAACTTCTTGAATGCGTAGGTACTGGTGGACTTGATGTCCGTTACAATACCGTCAATCTTGCAGTCCATGTGACCTATAATGCCCTCTACCTCACACACCTTCTGCTCATCAGTCACAGAGTGTCCTGACATGCGTGTTAAGAACAGTAGCATTTCCTCAATCAAATGCCCGTACATAAACTTAACATATGTCGGCCCTTGTATCTCCTCTACTGGGCCTTTGTTGTTATAGTTATTCCATAGGTATCTATCGTCCTTACCTATGTTAGACAAGCGTAGCTTCCTGTCATCAAAAGATGTCCTAGGAGTAAACTCCTTTCGCATGAGTTCCTTTACAGCTTCACCGAACTTATCAATCTCTTGTTCAACGTCCACAGAGCCGTCAGGCTGCTTGGTTGTCATAAGAGAATATATGTCCTCTACTACTGTGTTAACTGTTTTCATTGAAACTCTCTCATGGGTAACTCTAGTATAGATGCAGCGACAGGGTGCTGAATACAGAACCATTCGCCTCTACGCTCATGTCTCTTCTCTAGTAGATCATGTGCAAACTTCTCAGCCTTGCGTCTGTCACTGGTGTCATACGTTGCCATCAGCTTGTAGTCCCTGTAGGGCGAACTGGTCTGGTACTGCTTCAGCCTGTCCTCTGCGTCTACAGCCATTCCTATCTTACACCAACTAGGGAACGCTGGGTTAACAATGATGTACACTTGTCCTTCCTTTGCAGTCTCGTAGTTCTCTAGAGAGCTAAAGGCTGCATCGCCAAAAGACTTATAGCGTCCTGCCTTATATAGAGGATGTGACCTTGATATGTACTTGTTATCCACATACATTTCTCTACCATGCCAGCAGGTCTTACATAGGTATTTAGACTGCTTCTTTCGTGCCTCAGTCCAGTTCTCATTTAGAACTAGATCCACATCGCAATCAATACACTGATTAGTGTGTTTCTGACCAAGTTGTTCCAATTTTGTACTCCCCTGCAAGTTTGCAGTTTAGGTTAAAATGTAGTCCTGCTGCCTCTAGACAAGAGACTGCTAGCCTTCCAAACTTCTCTGCGTCTTTAGCCTTTACTTCACTCTGGACTTCATCATGGATATTACCTACAATCTTGTAGTCAAGTCCCCATAGTATACCATAGTTATCCAGAAGAATCAAGGCCTGTTTCATAACAATTGCACCGGCACTCTGTAGCAGTGTGTTTAGTGCTGCGTGCTCAGACCGCACAGTTAGTCTACGCCCGTCAAGTCCTCTAATCCATCCTTGAGCAGCTTCGCTTGCCACTCTAGCTTTAAGATTTGCGAATGCTGGGAGATTAGACATGAAGCGTTTTTTAAGTCCTTCTCCAGTTGCTCTAGATCCCCCAGCCACACTCCCAAGCTTTGCATCTCCTGCCCCGTACAAGAGGGCATAGATGAAAGTCTTTGCCTGATCTCTTGATTCAAGTCCTGCAAGCTTTTGATTAGCGGTGTGTATGTCTCCATTGATGACTTCATTGGTATATTCCTCATCATTCATGTAGTGTGCAAGCATCCGCAACTCTAGTCCACTAGCGTCAAACCCTACTAGCTTATAGCCCTCAGGCACAGTCCAGCATCCTCTACACTCTGCACCGTAGGGTGCTCTAGAGGCTGGCACTTGTGCTACATTAGGCTTAGAGTGTGTCATCCTGCCCGTTACTGCTCCGTTAGTGTTTACCTGCCCATGTACACGCTCTGTGTCCTCATCAGCAGCCTCTATCCATGACTCCACCTGTGCTATACGCTTCTGCACCATCAGGTATTCAGAAATGTAAGTAGCCTCAGGGATGTCTTTTATGCCCATGAGTACCTTCTCATTGACAATAGGCTGACCATGCTCAGTGTGTTGGCAAGGCTTCCATCCAAAGTGTTGTAAGTGTCTACCTATCTGCTGCCGTGAACCTAAGTTAAACTCAGGGTAGTCTATTCTAGAGAAGTCACCAGCTATACTGCTCCACTGGTCACCTAGAAATTTAAGACCTACGACAGAGATAGTTCCATCCTTTTTTACTTTAGGGCGCACCTCCTTAACGAAGGTAGGTAATGGTCTAAACACTCTATGTACTGCATCCTCTAGGTCATATAGCTTCTCCTTCAGTGTTGCCACTAGGTAGATAGCCTGCCCTACGTTCAGCTTCCATCCGTTGCGTACCTGCTTCTGTGTGATCTCCTGCACTCTCTGCTCTAGCTCTACAGAGTCTGTGCCAAAGTCCCGTAGCTCAAACAGTAGCCGATCATATACAGCAGCAGTTAGCTCTACGTCACGCTTACAGTACGTCACCATTTCATCCGATAGGCAAGACCAATCACTGTGGTCACCTTTAGGGAAGTTCAGACGCTCACCCCAAGACCGTAGGGAGTTACCCTTGTCTCGCTGTGGATCCGCTAGTCTAGACATAACTAGAGTATCCTTCACTCTGCTACTGTCTATGTCTATATCCCATAACCTCTTGAGCACTGGTATATCGTACCCAAACAGATTGTGGCCTATGACTAGAGCATCGTTGTCTAGAGCCTTCCTGAGTGACTCTGGCGTATAGTGCTCCAGTAGTACCTCATCCTGCATTGTGACCACTACCCACACCTCAGAAGGTTTTAGGCCATTAGTCTCTGCGTCCAAATATATAGGACTACAACTCATCATTGTCTCCCTGTGGTTTAGCCACTTCTATCATTCTACCCGTCTGGTGGTTATACTTTAGCCAGCAGCAGGCTCCTGTGAGTCCAGCGTAACGATTCTTGAGCACACGCACTGTAGTAGTATTGCGCTGTTCCTCATTATCCGCTTGCTGATCTCTCTCTAGGCCTATCACCATGTCCGATAGCTGCGCTATAGACTGTGAGCCTCTTAGCTCACTCAGGCTGATCTGCCCTCCATCCTCATGTGCTCTACCCTGTGTACGCTTTAGGTGCGACACTAGGAACAGGCCCACGCCTAACTCAGCTACAAGAGTGCGTATATTAGTCATAATAGCATCTATAGCTTTACGTTCGTCCCCGTTCTCCTGTGCTGATACCACAATTGATAAGTGGTCAAGAATAATCCATTTACAATCTAACGCTTTTGCCATGTAGCGTATGCGTGCCAACAGGTTATCTTCGCTTGTGCTACCCCAGTGATCGAAGAGGTAGTATCTACCGGATCCCATAGTCTCCTCCCAGTATGGGTAGGCTAGCTCTGGATCTAGATCTTCCTCTAGGTGCAATGGTGCGTTAGCTGCTATTGACATGATACCTAGAGCACTACGGGCTACATCTTCCTCTAGTGCTAGGATACCTATGTTATCCTCAGTAGCGTTTAACAGGTAGTACTCTAGCTCTCTAACCATCTGAGACTTGCCCATACCGGAGCCTGACGTAATCGTCACTAGCTCATATGGTCTGAAGCCTTTAGTGTGGCTATTGAGGCCTTGCCATGGATACGGGATAGACTTAACCTTGATCTTATTGGTTAGTGCGTCCCATGTATCCTTACCACTCACGATACCATCAGGCCGGTAGACTTTAGCTTCCCACCATGCGGTAGTAAACTCTTTAATCTTATTGGCCTGTAGCATGTCGCTAGCGTCTTTTACAGGTAGCTTGACTATCTTTAGCTTGCTAGGGCTAAACAAGTCCTTCACAGCCTCTACAGCCTGCTTACCTGCCTTGTCGTTGTCTAGACACAGTATGATGTTATCGTACCCTTCTAGCCACTCTAGCTGCTCTTTAACCTCCTTAGCTGCTGCTGATGCACCAGAGCGTAGGGACACTACGTCATAGGAGCCTCCAAGCATCTGAGACACAGACATACAGTCTATCTCACCCTCAGTGATTGTAAGGTACTTACCTCTACCCTTGCACACTTGCTGCCCGAATAGCCCAACGCCCTCAGTACTGCCTGTAGCAAAAAAGTCCTTACTGTGGCATAGGCGCACTTTAGTACCTTTCACTTCATCAGTATCGCAGGCATAGTATGGGTAGATGTGTTTGGATATTTTGCCCTGTGCGTCATACTCTACAGTAACACCATACTTAGCGGCGATAGCTTTAGGTATACGTCTATCAGGAATATCAGCTACTACTCCAGTCAATTCTAACTTCCTCTTGAGTTTGGTAGGTTCAGTAGAGGAGAAGGCACTGCTGCCCTCCCCTTTGCCTACTGCGTGACAGGAGAAGCAATAGCTCCCCCCATCACTGTATACGGCCTTAGCGTCAGATGATCCACATGCATCACAAGACTCGTGGCCTACAAATTTAGAGTTCTGCGTCAATTCCTGCTTCCCCTAACTCTAGTACTCTGACTGCATTCATGTATACAGGCACTCCGTACACTGGATGCTCATCACCATAAGTGTATGATATACGCACACTGGAGCCTCTAGGAATATCACCCTTGTATGGTTCCCCTTCTGCGTCTATCACTTTCACTTCAAAGCGACTAGCAAACTTGCGCTGCATTGTTGCTGCGTCACCTTCGCCATATGGACGCAGGCGCACGCCCTTACCCGATAGCTCACTTGCTGCTGCATCGTCTAGAGTTAACACTACGCTATAGCGCCCAGTGTCCTTCCCTTGATATACCTCAGTCTCTTTTAAGTTAACAAACTGTGCTGCACCTTCAATTACCGCCATGTGTTTCTCCTATAGATTAGCGATTGAATTACTATTGAACAAATGGTTATTTATCATTTGCCTCAATACAGTAGTATTATAACACAAGTATTTTTATAATACAAGTTCATGTTGAATAAATTCTGATTCCTCTTGAATATCTAGGTAGTTTCTATATATAGGCTCCTCTTGTTGATGTATTGCCTCATTAGAGACACTGGCACATGGGGAGCACAAATCTAGGTACTCTCCAGATAACTTGCACTTCCTATCAATCTCGAACTGCTCTAGGGCAGTATTACATGCTTTGCATCTCATTAGTGTATGTCCTGTGGGTTGCCGTAAATGCCTGTGTGGATCTGCTGTACTTCCATTAGGGAAGTGTTCTCTAACTGCTCAGACATGTAAGTAGCTACTATAGCAAGCATTTCGCTCACTGGCATGCTGTTTAGATTATAGTCTACTATGTCTTTAATCATGCGGTCAATGGGATCCTCTAGATCATTAGGATCAGTAACGTCTATATCGTTGCTGAAGTTATCACTCATGTTATGTGCTCCTCAAAAAAGTGTTTGGTTGCGTTAGTCCAACGCATGTCTATAGTGTCGCTTTTGACTCTATAGTATACCCTATAGCCATCTACTGCGCTAGCTCTTTTGCATTCGTCTGGCATACACTGGGGAGGCTCCCGCCACTCTAGGTCTGGCATAGCCTCAGGAGGCTCTCTGAGTGCCTCTTGGCACTTTTGCCACGTTAGATGCACTTTACCATAGCGATGCGTGTACTCGTCCGATAAAGCCTCCATATGAGCATATAGCCAGTTGTAGTGTTTTACACTTTCCCTAGTCCACACTGTACTGGGGTGGTTCTTGTGCGTAGTCTTATAGACTGCTCTAGGGCTATCGTGCTCATGGTGCGCTGTGGAGAGCATTTGAGCACTCTCTAGGATCATCTTGACAACATGCTTGTCGCACTGCTGCACTGCTGCTGCCCTAGGGCAAGTGTCTAGGTAGAATATATTCATAGCTCTAGTACTCCTCTTGATCTCTGAACGTGTCGCATTTGGCGCAATAGTACGCTTCTGGGTACTGTAGAACAGTAGAACGCCCATCTAGACGCTCGTACTCTGCTGGCTGATACTCCCACTCATGGGAGCACTCAGGCTCGTAATCGTATAGCTCTCTGGCTAGTGTGTCGAATAGGCTCATTCTATGGTGCCTCCTGTATATCTATTGAAAGTGTCTCTAGTCTAGCACTAATAGCCTGTAGTCTGTCAAGTCTAGAATCTAACTCTCTGAGTAACCTTTTTTCTCTATCGGTATACTCCTCTAGCTCTTGCCTGCGGATTGCCCATTTGCGTCCTACCATTAGCTCTAGGCCTATATTGTCTATAATGCTCTCTAGCTCTTGCACTATAAACCTGCTGGGCAGTGCGTTGTAATGCTGCGACATGCTCTAGCCTCCTATAAAAAAACCTACTGTAAAACCCCACATAAACCATAGGCACACTTTCCAGAATGGTAACTCTTGTGCCTTCTCTATGTCCTGTGACCATTCCGGCCTGTAATCTTTTTGTACTTGCATTGCTCTATTCTCCTGTAGTGTCTATGGTTATCGGAATGACAGGCTTGTTTATAGTGCTGAGTCTAAAAGCCTCATCTAATGCCGCTAGACTATCCGCGTGCGTTGTCACTGTAATCACTGTGTCTTTTTGATTTAGAGACACAGCCCAGCCTAAACCTCCTGCTTTGTACATCACAATCTGCTTTTCGTTTTCCATTGTCTTATTCCTCTATTGCCCATAATTGAATAATGATTGAAGTAGATTTATTGAGCCTGACTTGCTTGGTTGTTTCGGTTTCTGGTAGAAAATCCCTGCCCGCTTTACAAGCAAACCATTGTGCAGCTAAACGCTCTATCCTTAAAAGTGTGTCCATTGCTCTATTCTCCTCTATGCTGCTATGTTCAAAAGTTTAATCATACTACGCCCATGGGCAGGATATGCAACTACTTTTGTATCCTTGTCCCAGCATGCGCGACATGTGCCGCACTTGCCTGCTCTAGTGTACGCCTCGCACACTGTCATAGCATTTGTGGCATGGTCAGGCGTAGGTATAATGGTGCTAGTAGTCTCACCTTCTATAATCTCGCCGTGTATGCCGTCACTGGATAGGCGCACAATTACATTAGGTAATGCCTGCATATCACTGATAACACTGGCAAACTTAGCAAACTTATGCATGCGAGTAGGTAGCCAGTGCTTAACCCATGGCGTCTGTGCCATAACCTCTAGCATCTTGTGAGCTAGCTTGATGTGATACATGTCACCACTATCGAACCAACGGAAATACCTGTGATTGTCTAGCTCTTGCACCATGTCCTGCACCCAATCCTCACGCTTCCAGTCCTCTTGGTTCTCTAGTCTAGGTGCTTTGACATTAGGGAAGCGATAGTTACCCTGTGTGGCATAGCAGCCCTTGCATGCGTCCACTAGTGTACCATCGCGCCTCTTACTAGCTGGGCATGTCGTTAGCGCCTCTAGGCTCCATGATGGGCAAGGCATTTTGCTAGCTTTTGATAATCTGATAGCCATGGTCTAAACTCCTGCTGGCAGTAGAAATATAGGGAGATAAATAATAACAAGCACAAAGCTCACTATGCACAAAAACTCTTTGTCTTTTCTATCCATGTTCTCTTGTCCTTCTGTGTGTCTGTGTCTAAGTGTATGCTATAGCCTACTGGTGTGCAATAGGCTATCACCTACAATTAGTAAGCGTAAGCTATAATTGCGCCTGCTGATTCAAACTCTAGCTCAAACTTGTGCTTTCGTGCTAGAGCCTCGACATCTGCGTGTATCTCCATATCACCGTATGGATCTATTACCAGACCATCGTACTCTTCTGCTGACAATACTATCTCATCGTCTTCTCTTATGATGACTCTAGGACTCTTCCCACTACCTAGGTCTATGTTCCGTAGTGCTTCGATAAACTTGGTTGCTCTCTTGTTCATGTCTGTGCTTCCTTATGTGTGTCTGTGTGTGTGTCTGATGTGATCCATTATAGACATATGTGCAGGTCTGTAAACTGAAACATTCTCATGTCAACATGAATACAATTCACTTGCATGTGGTTGCTTGGGTATGCTATAGGCTGCCGCCGCCACTCACACTCTTGTGCATTTGTCAACACTTATTTACTCTTGACATCTATAGCCACATGTGCTAGCCATTGGCACGGCTACCATAGTCTTCTCTAGTTGTCAAGGGTTGACTTGTGTTCTATTGTGTGCTATAGGGCAAGACTCTTGTTGACATGAGGCGCGGGTTATGCTAGAGGGACGGGGGGGCCGGTGGCGCTGCTGTTCAAATTGGGGTAGGCACTCTTGTACACCAGAGCTAAAATTAGAAAACTAGAGAAAACTCCTATAATGTAAGTACTTACTAACATAGCCAAGTTATTGATTACTATAGTATTATTGTACACTACTAAATAATAGTAAAAAGGACTTGACAAGTACACAAAAATATGCTATACTGATATTGTATTCTTAGAGAGACAATAAGGTAAAATACACATGGATGTTGATAATAAACCTACTCTTGCTAAAAGGAAAAGAGGTAGACCTAAGAAGTCTGAGGTAGCTTCTAAATCTAGAGGCTCTAGGAAAGCTCTAGGTAGACCTAAAGGTGACGCTGGTATCATCAATGAGTATAAGGCTCGTATGCTTGCGTCCCCTAAGTCTCGTAAGGTACTTGACAGTATATTTGATGCGGCACTTAATGATGACCATAAGAATCAAGCGGCTGCATGGAAACTAGTGATGGATCGTATGCTACCCTTGAGTTACTTTGAGAAAGATGCAGCCAGTGGTAGATCATCAGTAAACATAACAATCTCAGGTTTAGGCGGCACTGTTGAAACAGATGTGGAACCTAGTGAACCTATAGACGGAGAATACACAGATGTTTAAGTACTTCACTAGGGAAGAGTTTGTGTGTCAAGCCACAGGTGAGAATGAAATAGAAGATGAACTAATCTTGGCCTTAGATGAACTAAGGGAAGCCTGTGGTTTTCCTTTTGTAATCACTAGCGGCTATAGATCACCAGAGCACCCTATAGAACTAAGGAAGCCTAAGGCTGGCACTCATGCCCAAGGGATCGCAGCGGACATAGCTGTGTCATCCGGTGTGCAACGGCACACTATAGTTAAGAAGGCCATAGAGCTAGGGTTTACAGGGATTGGTGTAGCCGGTGGCTTTGTACATGTGGATATTAGACCTACTGACGCACCTGTGATGTGGACTTATGGATAACAAAGAATACAGAGAGACTCTAGCTAAACAAGAGGATCTTAACTGGGATGGTAATATAGAACCACAGGATCCTACTGCTACTGAGTACACAATACATGTGGACAAGGATCAGATGGAACAGTTAAGAAAGCTAATACATGACAAGTCTTAACATTGAGCTACTGGACTGGCAAAAGCAAGTCTGGGCAGATGACACTAGGTTTAAGATTGTAGCTGCGGGTAGACGTACAGGTAAATCCAGACTAGCTGCATGGATGCTTATTGTAAACGCACTACAGGCAGACAAGGGACAGGTGTTCTATGTAGCTCCTACACAGGGGCAGGCTAGAGACATCATGTGGCAAACACTACTAGACTTGGCTAATCCAGTGGTAGTGAGTGCTCACATTAACAATTTACAAATAAAACTGGTCAACGGTGCCACTATATCCCTCAAGGGTGCAGATAGACCGGAGACTATGCGTGGTGTGTCACTAAAGTTCCTAGTGATGGACGAGTACGCAGATATGAAACCAGAGGTCTTTGAGCAGATCCTTAGACCTGCCCTAGCTGACCAAAAGGGTGGTGCGTTGTTCATAGGCACACCTATGGGACGTAACCACTTCTATGAGATGTACAAGTACGCAGAGCTAGAGGACGATGCCTCCTATCAATCATGGCACTTCACCTCCTATGACAACGAACTACTAGACCCTGATGAAATAGATTTAGCTAAAAAGTCCATGTCTTCCTATGCATTCCGACAGGAGTTTATGGCATCCTTTGAGGCTAGAGGCTCAGAGATGTTTAAGGAGGAGTGGGTCAAGTTTGGTGATAAGCCAGACGTAGGTGACTACTACATCAGTATTGACTTAGCTGGCTTTGAGGACGTAAGTAAGAAAAGATCTAAAAACTCTAAGCTGGATGAGTCAGCCATAGCGGTAGTGAAGGTCAATGAGGACGGCTGGTTCCTAGAGAACATTATCTACGGTAGGTGGGACTTAGCGGAGACAGCTAGAAAGATATTCCAAGCAGTCAGGGACTACAGGCCTATCAGTGTAGGTATTGAACGTGGTATCTCTAAGCAGGCTGTAATGTCCCCATTGATGGACATGATGAAACAAAATGGTAGGTTCTTTGTTGTAGAAGAGCTTACACACGGTAACAGAAAGAAAACAGACAGGATCATGTGGGCATTACAGGGTAGATTTGAGAACGGTCAGATTACTCTAGGTAAAGGTGAGTGGAACACTAGGTTTATGGATCAGTTATTCCAGTTCCCTGATGTCTTAACACATGATGACTTGATAGACGCTTTTGCATACACAGATCAATTGGCTAAAGTAGCCTACTCATATGACTTTGAGATTGATGACTTAGAAATTTTAGACGTAGTAACAGGATACTAACATGGCTAAACAAGGTTTGTACAGTAACATTCATGCTAAACGTAGACGTATTGCAGCGGGTTCCGGTGAGAAGATGCGTTCAGCCGGTAGTAAAGGCGCACCTACAGCAAAAGCATTCAAAAAAGCAGCCAAAACAACTAGAAACAGAAAGCTACGGGGTAGTAAATAATGGACTACGGCGATAACGATGTCTTAATGAGCGAAGAGCACCTAGAAAACTGGGTGATGTCTAAGTGTGACTCATGGAGAGATCACTACGAGGCCAACTACTCAGAGAAGTTTGAGGAATACTACAGACTTTGGCGCGGCATCTGGGCTGCACAGGACGCAGATAGGAAGAGTGAACGCTCTAGAATCATCAGCCCTGCACTTCAGCAAGCCGTAGAGTCCAGTGTAGCAGAGTTAGAAGAGGCAACCTTCGGTAGAGGTAAGTATTTTGACATTACCGATGACTTAGCTGACCCAGATAGCCAAGATATTGTGTATTTACGCAATAAACTGCACGAGGACTTTGAAAAAGCACAGATTCGCAAGCAAGTAGGTGAGTGTTTAATCAATAGTGCTGTATTTGGCACAGGTGTAGCTGAAGTAGTGCTAGAGGAAGTCAAAGAAATGGCTCCTGCCACACAACCTATCATGGACGGACAGCTACAGGCAGTAGGTGTTAACATAACTGACCGTACAATGGTCAAACTACGCCCTGTACTGCCACAAAACTTCCTAATTGACCCTGTTGCTACCTCCGTAGAGGACGCTTTAGGCGTTGCTGTGGATGAGTTTGTGTCCAGACACCTAGTGCAGCAACTACAGGAAGAAGGTGTTTACAGAGACGTATATGTAGGGCAGGCAGCTAGTGACTATGACCTAGAGGCAGACCAAGACCTTACGTCCTTTGACGAAGACAAGGTACGCCTGACTAAGTACTACGGTTTAGTGCCACGCTATCTACTAAAGATAGGCGAGAAGGAAGCAATGCTTGGTGAAGACGAGGATATTGCTGACCTAGAGCTAGAGGGTGAACAAGATGGCGAAGATGAAGAAAACGAAAGTTACTACGTTGAAGCTGTTGTTGTTATTGCTAATGGTGGTATACTGCTAAAGGCTGAAGAAAACCCATACATGATGCAGGACAGACCTATCGTAGCATTCCCTTGGGATGTAGTACCTAGTAAGTTCTGGGGCCGTGGGGTATGTGAGAAAGGCTATAATAGCCAGAAAGCACTTGATACAGAGCTTAGAGCACGCATTGATGCCTTAGCCCTAACTGTACACCCAATGCTTGCTATGGACGCTACACGGCTCCCTAGAGGCTCTAGACCGGAGGTTAGACCCGGAAAAATCATCTTGACCAACGGTGATCCTAAGACAGTACTGAACCCCTTTAACTTTGGACAAGTAAATCAGATTACCTTTGCACAGGCAGCAGAGCTACAGAAGATGGTACAGATGTCCACAGGTGCTATAGACTCCGCTGGTATTGCAGGTAGTATCAACGGTGACGCTACGGCTGCTGGTATAAGTATGTCCCTAGGTGCCATCATTAAGCGCCACAAGCGTACATTGATTAACTTCCAGCAGTCCTTCTTAATTCCATTTGTTAAGAAAGCTGCTTGCAGATATATGCAGTTTGACCCTGAGAACTATCCTGTCAAGGACTACAAGTTTAACACCACCTCTACTCTAGGTATTATTGCCCGTGAGTACGAAGTAACACAGCTTGTACAACTATTGCAAACAATGTCCCCAGAGTCTCCACTGTACAATACTTTGATACAGTCAATTATTGACAACATGAACGTATCTAACCGTGAAGAGCTTATTGCTAAGATTGATGAGGCCGCACAAGCCGCACAGCCTACACCAGAGCAGAAACAGATGCAGCAGCAGGCTCAACAGGCGCAAATGGCCTTCCAGCAGTCTCAGACAGCAGCACTCAACGGTCAAGCTGGGGAGTCTCAGTCAAGAGCACAGAAGATTGCTATAGAGGCACAGCTACTGCCGCAGGAGCTTGAGATAGACAAGATTAAGGCTATCACAGCTAACCTAAAGGCAGGGGATCAGGACGATAAGGAATTTGAGCGTAGAATGAAGATTGCTCAGACCATGCTGAAAGAGAAGGAGATTGATCTAAAGAACCTTTCGCAACAGCCTACACAACGGCCTGCACCACAGGCTCCTATGCAACTACAAGGGATACCTACTAATGGTAGTAACTAGAACAGAACTCTTAGAGATCGTACAGCAAGTAAACACTAAGTTTGAGGAACTAGAGAAAACTATTAAAGAGATAAAAACTTGCAACTGTGCTACAGAAAAACAGAAGACTGTAAAGGCTTCTAAGAAGGCAGCGTAATGGTTGCTCCACGCAAAGGTAAAGCTAAAGTAAAAGTTACTTCCAGTGGAAGAAGGGTAAGTTATGGGCAAGCAGGCCCAGCTAAAGGAGGTGGCCCTAGAGTAAAGGCAGGGACTAGCAAAGGCGACAGTTATTGTGCGCGTAGCCTAGGTATTAAGAAACGTCTGTCTAAGAAAAAGCAGAATGACCCTAATACACCAAACAATTTATCAAGAAAGCGTTGGAAGTGTTCCGGTGCTAAGTCAAGGAGAAGCTAATGCCATATGGTACAGGTACATACGGATCTAAAGTAGGTAGACCACCTAAGAAGAAACAAACTAGACAACAGAAGGCTGTGAGTAGGAGAAAGCCTGCTGGGAATGCTAGGGGCCGCTAATGGTACTTGAATTAGCAGCTATTGTCAGTACGGTAAACGCTG